CTAAAGGATTAAAGAGAACTCCGGATCAAATTGCCAGGATGATAGCATGGCGTATGGCAAAGTCAGGTTATCCAAAAGGAATGAAGAGATCAGAAGAGACATGCAAGAGAATAGCAGACAGCCAAAGAGGTAAAATAATATCAGAAAAACACAGGGAGGCTATTAGTAAGGCGAATAAAGGAATTGTTAGGGATGATAATTTCAGAATGAAGGTATCGGAGTCAATGAAGGGGCGAGAATTCTCAGAGGAACATAAATTAAATCTATCAAAAAGTGCAAAAGGAAATCAAAACGGACGCAAAGTTAAGTGAATCAGCGATACAGCAATCGTGTGTAATTTGGTACAAGAACGCATTTTGTCTGAAGCATCATTCCCCGCGCTGCATGATCTTTAGTATTCCTAATGAAGGCCGAGGAGCTGCAAGCATGCAATTAATGGCGACCGGGCTTTATCCAGGGGCGGCAGACTTTCAGGTAATACACCGAAGAGGAGAGAGGGCCGTATCGTTCAACGGAATAGTATATCACAATTACATGTTATTCGTCGAAGTCAAAGCTCCGGAGAATACTTCCGGGCCCCGAAAGAATGGGCAGTCACAAAAGCAAATTGATTTCGAAGATCATTGCAAGGCGATGGGACTCGGTTATCACATCGTCCGCAGTTTGTACGAATTCAAGCAAGTCATAGAAAATCTGTAGCTTTGTTGAAAGATTAATCTACGGTCATGGCTGCACCTGAAGGAAATCAGTTTTGGAAAATCAGAAGTAAACACGGAAGAGACGAACTATTCGCCTCAGCCTCATTACTTTGGGAGGCTGCTTGTGAGTATTTCGAATGGTGCGATGAACACCCATTCCAGGAGCAAGATTTTATCGGAAAGGACGCGACAGAAATTCACCGGGATAAAATGCGTCCGTACACGATGACCGGACTTTGCCTTTACATCGGATGCAATGAAGCATACTTCCGTCAGTACGATACAACTGACAAGCCGGATTTTAAAAAGGTAATTGACGAGATTCAAAAAACCGTTTACGATCAAAAGTTCTCCGGAGCTGCCGCAGGATTTTTTAACGCGAATATTATCGCGCGCGATCTTGGATTGAAAGACAGAACAGATACAACTTCGGGCGATGAACCGTTGAAGCAAATAAATATTTCAGTTGATGGAAAGGAAATCGAATTAGGTAAATGAATAAATTTAAACCACACTTTTTAATACCACTTCATGAACTTCGATCCGAACCCGCTTTTTTATTGGATGCTGAAAAAGTATTCGGATCGCGACAAAAGCAACCGGATAATTCTTTGCAACGAGGGAAGTTCAAGGAGTTCAAAAACGTTCGAAGCCTTCCGATTCATCGTAACGTATTGCGATCACAACAGAAACGAGGCTAAAGATATTTACGTCTTCCGCGATACACTCATCAACTGCAAAGACTTAACGGTAAAAGATTTCAAGCGATGTCTCGGACGCGAAGGACTTGGAATTTATGAAGACAAAAATATGATCGACAGCCCGAAGCCGTATTATAAACTTTGGGGCCAGGTCATCAACTTCAGAGGACTCGATAAAGAATCAGAAGCGACAAAGTCCGACCTACTTTATTTTAATGAGCTGCTTGAGTGCGACAAAGAACCGTATGACGGTTGGGTAATGCGGAACGAGAATATAGTTATCAACGATTGGAATCCAAAATATACTGATCATTGGGCCTTCAATCTTGAGAAGTTGCCGAATTGTTTTTTCAGTCGCACCACGTACAAGCACAATAAATTTTTACCCGCTTCAGTTATCAAGGGTATCGAAGCTTATTGTCCCTGGGATCTATCGGACTTCACGGCAAAAGGTTGGCGCGTTCCTGTCTCTGAGCGCAAACCGAACCTTGAGAATATTGCAGCCGGGACGGTTGATCTATATCGTTGGCTCGTTTACGGAGAAGGCGTTCGAGCGAATAAGGAGGGACTTGTATTCCCTAACGTTACCTGGGTCGATGAGTTTCCGAAAGACGTTGAATATATTTCTCATGGAATGGATTTCGGAAGCGCAGCTCCTACAGCTATCGTGAAGGGTGGATTCAGGAAGAAGGAAAAAAAGCCGGATCTGTTCTTGCAAAAGCTACATTACAACCCTTGCGCGAATTCGGACGAGGTTGACGAAGTGTTAAACATTCTCGGCCTGGGAGGAGAGGAGAAGCATCTTTGGTCTGACACCGATTTCATGGGTAAGGGTTGGATAGCCGACCTCAGGCGTAAAGGAAAATTCATTTATCCTACGGTGAAATATCCCGGATCGCGTGACTATTGGATCACTACATTAAGCCGATTCAATATTCACATAGTAAAAGACCCTGATTTCAGGCGAGAGCAGGAGAATTTTTCTTACCGGGTCGTAGACGGAAAGCAACTCAGCGAGACGATAAAGAAGTTCGATCACCTTTGGAGCGCGTCCGGATACTTGGCAGTAGGAGACTTCAGGGAATTATTAAATAATTATTATGGCGAATAAGAAATGTACTTCCTGCGGTACGGGAGAATGGAAGCTCGGAATATGCAAATGTCATGAGCTCATTGAGAAAGACGGCAAGACTCGGCTCGTCAAACATTGCTCGGTCTGCGGAGTCGATCTATGTAAGTATTGCTACAAGCGGCCCGACCGGAGAATACTCGCTTTCGGTCTTTCGCTGTTCGAGTAAGATTTTATTTATACCTTTGACAACATGAGCGAAATCGATTCCGAATTCTTCAGAGGAGGAAACTTTCTTTCCTGGCTTAACCCTCGTAATTGGCAATGGACGCGCGATAGATTCTTCCAGCGTCACACAAGCGCAGCAATGTACGGAACGGACAATCCGGTTATAGAAATCGACTGCAATAATTCTATGACTGCGTATCTTGACTGCCCGCATTTTCGCGAGGTCATAGATAAAAAGGCAGACATGTTATCTAATGGAGAGTGGAAATGTGTATCGATTGACGATGAGGAAAAAGAATTCAAGGACGATCCGGGTTTAAAGCTGCTCAGGAAGCCGAATCCGTTCCAAGCTGAGAATGACTTTCTTTGGCAATCGAGTTTTTTTAAGAATCTATTCTCGAACAATTTCATTTACAAACCGCAGGGAAGCGTATTCGTGCTGCCTAAAATGATGTGGCATCTTCCCTCTGACGAAATGAAAATCAAGTTCAAGAACATGCAGACGTTTTACGATCAGTACGAGTTATCCGGAATGATCGATTCGTTCTTGCTTTGTCAAGGGGCAACTACAAAGCCGTATGATGTGAAGGATATGATATTCAAAGCGGAGAATTTTTCTTTTAAAGAAGGTAAAGGTACAAGCAAGGTTCCGAGTCTGAAGCTGCCGATCAATAACCTGGTAGCATCGCTCAGGACAAGGAACGTTCTGTCTGTTAACTTCGGAGTTCGCGGAATACTTTCGCATGATGACAAAGACATTCACGGAGCTTTGCCCGTTAAGCAGACAGACAAGGACATCGTTAACGAACAGCTCTCGGCAGATCATAATTTGTATTCGGGTCAATCTAAGATGAAAATATCTTCCCGGCCCGTTCGGTTTACTCAGGTATCCGGGAACATAAACGACATGAAGCTTCTCGAATCTGAAGAGCAGGACTTTAAAATAATCGCTGCAATGTTCGGAATGCCTAAAGACATCTTCCCGTTCACTTCAGGAGCTACGTTCGAGAATCAGCAGCAAGCAAAAAAGGGAGCATACGAAGACACGATAATACCGGAAGCGGATTCGTTCGCCCAGGCAATTACTGAAGCTCTTAATCCCGGCAAAGGTCGTAAGTATATATTGAGCTTCGATCATTTGCGAATACTCAAAGAGGATGAACTCAAGGAGGCTCAGTCGGACAAAACCGAAATCGAAGGACTGTCAATCGCTTATCGTGACGGAATAATTTCAGCCGAAGAGTATGCTAAGGCAATGGGAACCAAGCTCACCGGAGACGGACAAATAAAGCAACCGAGAACAACGAACGCGCCTCCCGCAGTAAATTAATATATTTGCATAATGAAAAAAAACGTAGTCATAGGGCCGAAGCCGCAAACGGTACTCGAATATCTGAAGAAGGCATTTCACGAGGCTTTTGTCGCACCGTTTGTAAAAGACAAGCGCGTACCGATGAGCTACTCCGAACGACTCGGATTTATTAATCAGGTGAAAGAACTTGAGCGAGACGCAATACGAAAAATATGACGCAGCCTATTCCCGAACCGAAGACAGCCGAGGAGCTACAGGACAAGGTAGTTCCTGCGAACATCAATAAGGACAAGCTCGACAAGGCGATAAAGAAAAAAAATAAAGCAATCGAGCATCAAACCGTAGTACAAAAATGAAGATCCCTCAGTTCAAAACACAGAAAGAACTTCTTTCCTACCTGGTAGCGAACAAGAAGGATCTTGTCGAATTCAAAAAAGCTTCGATGAAATTCACCGACTTATTCGGTGAGTCGCATTTAGAAGCTGCGGCAGTAAAGGGATTGAACACGAATCACGTTGACGATATCGCTTCCGGAATGATTAAGCGGACGATTATAGGAAATACTTATAATTGGATGGACTCTCACGATGACGTTCACTTAGACGGAGTCTTCTCGAAGTCTATCGCTGACCGTCAGGATAAAATATTCCACTTGCATGATCATGAGCAGAAGATCACGGCAAAGGTCGGGAAACCTACGAACATTTATGAGAAGTCTGTAGCATGGTCTGACCTGGGCGTAGACAAACCCGGTAAGACGATGGCTCTACTCATGGATTCGGATATTATAAAAGATTGGAACGCTCAGGTATACGGACAATATTTGTCCAAAGAGATCAATCAGCACAGCGTAGGAATGATCTACGTCAAGATTGATTTAGCTGTCAATGATCCGGAAATGAAAACCGAGTTCGCTGTTTGGAATAAAGTTATTAACAGCATAGCGAACAAGGAGAAGGCGATCAAGCAGGGTTATTTTTGGGCCGTCAGCGAAGCGAAGCTCATCGAGATTT